GGGAACTGCAGCCCGTTAGAGAACTCCTCATCCAGCCCCACGGCCTCGCCGTCCATCGCCGCGTGCGTGTCACGGGTGCGCTCGTCCAGGGTGGCGATCCACTCCTTTTTGACGCCCACGATCCCGCTCTGCTTGATCGCCTCAAGCGCCCCGTAATTGGTGGCGCTTATAGTCTCGGTACGGGCGATGCGCTCATTGCGGAAGCCCTCGGCGTAGCCGAAGATGCGCTGGACTTCCTTCTTGATCTCTTGTATAGAGGAGCCAGCATCCAGAGCAGACCGAAGCGCAGCCCGCAACTCCTTTTCCGTGGTCTGGTTGACCTCATAGGCGAATTTGAATACCTTGTCCTTGATCCACTTGACCGCGCGCGGGTTGTCTATGCTGAACGACACGCCCACACCGGGCAGCTCCTCCATCATGCGGAATCCGTTGACAAAGACTGCCATCTTGATCAGCTCGCGGCCCACGTCGCGGAAACGCTTCTCCCACGTCTTGCGGCCGAACATCCAGACCTCAATCTGGCTGTCGGCGTCAAACACGGGTGCGTCAACCTTCGAAAGAACTTCCTGCTTCTGCTCGGCGAACAGCTTGCCGACGCGCTGCTTGAACTGGTCCTCGACCGGCTCGGTGGCCTTTACAAACGCATGCCACTTATCGGCCCGCCGTGACGAAAAGTCTTTTTTTTTACGCTCTTGGCTGGTTCGTCCTCGTCGTCCTCCTCCTCGCGGCCGCCCTCTGCGACCGCATCGGCCATCATCTGCGCCTGTTCAGCCGAGCGCGCCGCGGCCCGTTCAGTCGGCGGCTCATCGCCCCACGGCACCGGCTCCAGCCCCTCGCGCTCGCGCAGCTCGTTAATGGTCATGTAGCCGGTCTGGATGTTGGTCTGGCGCTCTTTGAGCGCAAACTCCTTGTCCTCGGGCACACAGTCATCGAACGCCACAAACAGCGACGGGTCGTAGGCGGCCAGGAGCTGCTCGTTGATCTTCTGCTCGACCATGCGGTGCCGGGGTGCGATAGTGTGCGCCATCCACAGATAGAGCGCGGTCTCAGAGTTGGCGCGGGTGGTGTTCTTGTCGTAGAGCGCAAGTGTTTGGCCGAATGCGTCAACGATCTCCTCTTGTGCCCACTTGCGGCCGTTCAAAAAGTCCAGCTCTTTGGGTGCCAGGCTGTACTCTTTGTAATGCAGCCCGGACTCCAGTACGGGGATCTTGCCTGCGTTCTTGGCCCCGCGGAAGTTCTGGTTGACCTGTTCTTTTAGCCGCGTGAATGCGCCCTCGGTCAGTGCCGAGTCGGTCTCGAATGCGCCAGCCAGCCGGCCGTCATTGGAGAATACGGCGTTCTGGTAGGTGTCCATATTGGCTTGGATGTTGTAGGCTTGCCGGACGGCCTGCAGCGGCGACATGCCGTAATAGAGGTTATTCGGGTTGGGGAGTTTAAAGTGGATGATCTCTTGCGGCTCAAAGAATACGTCAACCGTGCCGCGCTTCCACTTGTAGCCGCCGATGTAGTTGGCCGCGTCCGGGATGATGCTCATGTACTGCGAGGGCAGCGACCATATCTCAGCCGGGAGGCCGAGGTTGTCGCGGACAATATACCAGTAGGAATTGCCGGTCAACTCCTGGAACAGATCGGTGTCAAAGAGCAGTTGCCAACTATTGGTGAATGCGTTGACGTTCTTCAACAGTTCAAGAAACGGATGCTCCTGCACCTCCTCTATCTCGGCGGCCTTGGCTATCCACGGGGCCAGCCCTGCGCTGCGCTGAATGTGCGCCTTGACGCGCGGGGTGATGCCCTTGGTCGGCACCAGGAGCTTTTGCCCGGCGCTGCGCTTGGCCACATAAAGCCTCAAGGGTACATTGGCGAACGCAGTGGCGTTCTTGTTGGCGGCTATGTACACCCATGAGGTGTTGGCCTTAACCTGCGTGCCCATGTCGTCGGGCTTGACGTACTCGGTGCCCTGTTCCCACGGCAGCAGCATGAAGCCGCTTCGCTTGTCTCTTACTTCTGGCTTGCGTGCCTTGAACCAGTCAAATATGCTCATTAGTGTTCCCGCAATAAAAAAGGCCGCCGTCCCTGTTGCGGTCAGGGGCAGCGGCCTTCTTGGAGGCTCGGTTCTTTCGGGGCGCTCGGGGCGCTCGCGGGGGCTATATCAGAACGATGTTCTTGTATTTACACTTGGTGCAGACAATCTCAATCTGGCGGCCGGTGTAGTGCGCCTGATACTTTAATAGCAGCTTATGGCACCGCTTGCAGCGCAGCTCGGCCAGCTCACTCGCTGGTTTAATATGCAAATCCCGTGCCGTTATGGTCTCTGCGTTCATATAATACCGACAATCAATTTAGTTTTTCTGGAGGCGACGGCTTTTCGATGTGAATCCATGCAACAACCTCGTCATAAAAGTCCTCCCATATATCACCGTTTTTCCATCCTCCGCACGCATTTTCAACATGAAAAGCTATGGCTATCCTGTTTCCATCAGTTACCCAATAAGCATCGCCTTCGATTAGCGACTCCTTGTCCGTACTCCACGTTGCTTCCATGCCATCCTCCTGGCTATATAAACCTGATCTGCGGCTCATAATTATTACCCAGCATCACCATGCACCCGGAGAGCGCGTCCACCTGATCGTCGTGGTCGGTCTCCGGGAATGCACACAACTCATCAATCAGCGCGGATGTCCACTCGGCCCTCACAACGTAGACCTTGCCCTGCTCGGCACGGGCAAGCATCGGCTGCGCGCGCGTTACCTTGTCCTTCTCAGGCGTGAACGGGTAAATTGCGATGCCGGCCAGTGACGGCTCGGCCATCAGCAGGTCATAGAATCCGCGCTGCGTGCCGGCAGCCTCCACGCCCTGCGACACAGCCCCGCTGTCGTTCTGCGCCACTACCTTGAACGTGCGCAACAGCTCCGGCCACTCCATGCGGCGCCGCACCATGTCAAGGATATAGATATTGCCGTCCTGATCAGCGCCAGCCTTGCCGCCGGCGGTATAGTCGGCCATCGTCTTTGTTGAAGCGGCCAGATCCCAGAAGCGCACTACGTTGTCCAGCTGCGGCACCTCCTCGCGGTCGATCAGCCGGAAGTATTCGCGCCGGAACATCGCCCCGGCCAGCTGCACAAACTCAGCGCCGAACTCCTGCCGGAATACCAGTTCCGGCATGGTGCGGCGGGCGGCCTCGATCTCGTCTCTGCTGAGGTATGGGTTGCGCCATGACGGGACAAGCCAGCTATGCCAATCGGCCTCGGTATCAGCCAGCCGGTACAGCTCGTAAAAGTCGTTATAGCCTTTGGGTGTACTGATAAACATTGCCCCACCCTGCCGGTCGGCCAGCGCCGGCCTGATCTCTTGCGTCCAGATATCCATCAGCCCGCGGGTGTGTGCGGCTTCGTCAAATACTACATAATCCAGGCCCTCGCCGCGGATGCCGCCGTCTGAATCAGCACTTCTGATCTGTGCCCAGCCGCGGCCTATCTGCACCATCTTGTCGGCCCGGTTTACCTTGGCAGTACCGATCTGTTGCGCCATGCGCACCATTGCGCGCCAGCCCACCTCGGCGATGAGGTATGACGGCGCAATCCACATGCCTTGTTTACTCTTGACGGCGTACTCGGTCAATTTGCGGGCGGCCAGCATGGTCTTGCCGAATCGACGGCCGGCACTGACTACCTTAAAGCGTGCCGGGTGCCGGTATATCTCCTTCTGCGCCTGGTGCATCTTCGGCGGCTTGATCGTCACTATCGGCATCTTCGTCCCACTTTAGGATAATCTCAGTAGCGCCGCTGTGCTCTACCTGCTGCTTCTCCACGTAGCCGCGCTTGGAACCGAGGTAGCGCAGCGCGTGAACCGTCGCCCACTGCTCGCCAGCCGCCAGCGCTCGCCGTAGGTTGCGCTCGGCAAGGTCGATGCTGTACTCCCGCTCGCTGGCAATGGCGGCACGCACCTTGTCGCTTTTTTCGATGCGGCGGTAAATAGTGGAAGCGTTGCACCTAAGCTCGCGGGCGGCTATCTCCACCAGCCCGCCGGAATCACGCAGAGCGGCTACAATCTCTTTGTCGGTATAGCGTTTAAGCCTTGCATTTTTTGCGTTTTCTGTCATTTATATTTTTGCCTGACATTAATTTACGAAACCATTCTGTGTACTTCTTATGATCTTCTTCTGAAAGAAGCCCATCACATCCTGCGTGATCAAACCCCCAAAATATCAGCTCTTCGATGTTTTTTGGCTCAAATTCTTCCGTATTTTCTGAACTATCTACCATTATTATCTGTCCTCCTGCTGCAACTCCCTCTGTCTCTTCTTCAACGATTCTTTGCTCTTAATGCCGTACCGCGCCTTGAACCACCGCGTCAGGTCATCCCACAGCACCACGCGGCCGTCAGCATCCGGCGTGCGTGCGGCAATGAGCGCGGCGTCCATCTCCGGCGTCCACATCTTCGTCCGGCTCTCGTAGCCGGTGCGCCGCAGCGAGTCAATCTCTGCGCGCCATTCATCTTCTCGTATCACCGGCGGATGCGTCATATCTTCACCGCCTTCGAGCGGCCAATGTCCTTGACCCAATGCCGCGTATATAGCTCGTGGTCGCCCTGCCGGATAAGTGAGCCGCCAATCTGGGGCAGGCTCGACCGGCCACCCGGCATGCGCCAGACAAACGGCGTCTGCAGCTGCCATCCGGCGGTCACAAACGATATACCGTACCCGGTCGAGGTCGGCACCCGGACTTCGATGTGCCGGTGCCGGTGGCTGCGCACGACCACGTTCGGCGCGCGATTCTGCCAGCGCCCGGCCTCGGCGTAGGCTTCGCCGAGTTCGGCCATCACCGCCGATGACTCGTAGTGCGTGCGCCCGGTGGTGCCGATGTGATGGGTGAAGTGGACCAACCCCGCGCCCACCTCGGCCCACAAGTCCCAGCGGGCGAAGTTGCCGGCATCATCCGGTATGGCGCCCAGCATCTCAGCCAGCGCCTCCTCGTTCTGCCCGGACTTGCCCACATGCGCCTCGGTGCCCCTGATCATGTAGAGCTGGCCGTGGCATTCGTCTACCACGGGGTCAAGCACGCTGTATGCGATGCGCTGCTGATCGGTGATGTTATGGCTGATCTGGGTGACGCTGTTATGGTGTATGCCGTCCATGCTGTCACCGTTGACCACCACGGCAAACGGCTCGCCTTTGGTGACCTCGGGCACCCACCGATCCCAGAAATATTGCCAGTGCTTGTATAGCTTGCGCTGCAGCGGGCTGGCGTGATAGGTGCCGCCTCCGTCGAGCTTGACCGATGGCGGACAGAGGCCCAGCCTGCAGCCGCAATGTAAATCAGATACTACGATGATATTATTCACGCCATCGCCTATTTAGTCGGCATCCGGGATTATATGTCAATATATGCACAATTCATGCCACAATAATGCGCCGGGCGGCTGTCCACACCGCCCGGCCTTGCGGAGGAGCAAGCCCGGCCTTATCCTTAGCGGCCCGCGCCGGGAGCGGGTGATGCCAAAGTATCGGCAAAATCTTTATATTTAAGTTTCCACATGATGCGGTTCCCTGCACGGTCGAAAAGCATTGGATACGAACGGGCAACTATACCTTCTTGCACAAGATAATCATTGCCGTGATTTTTAGCTACAACACTGTATCCACCTAAAATATCATAAATGTCGTTCCGCGTTTCTGGTAAATCAACAATAAGCCCACAAGAAGGAACAACTTCAATGTTTAACTTAGAAGCCACATCCTCAACATTCGTCGGATCAAGCCACCATTTACCAACAAGAGCATCAAATAGGATAAATGATACATCTGGCCGATATAGAGCGCCAACTTTTTGTATTTTATTGCCATACCCCTCTCCAAAAAGAATAACGTCGCCTTCAAATACATTACCCAGTTTTTCCGGCGTAAATATTTGTTGAAGAACTGCCAAGAGTTGCGCTGGAATTTGCGCCGCACTGGTTCGCCCTCCAAATTGCACCTTGCGCTCACTGTGGATATACTCAACACGAATATTAGTACCATCCACCTTCTCGGTAATGTGCCACTGATTCACAATGCCAAACTCTGGTTTTCTTAATAATCCTGGTATTACCTTGAACGTGTTTTCGTTGCGGTCATACAACGTCTCAATCTTTGGATATTCAATCATCTCACACCTCCGTTTTTTACCAATGTATCCCAAGCCACTTGTCTATCCACTTGATGCCCGTGCGCACCTTGACCAGCTCATCCAGCCGAAACCATACCCACGGATTGCGATAGGTCGCATCCCATACGGCGCGGCCGATGACCACGCCACAAACGGCGGTGATAGCCGTCGCCCAGCCGTCCCACAAGACGCACGGCGCCCAGATCAGGCCGATGCCGATAAGCGCGGCGCGCTCCAGGTGCTTGGCAATGTGCCACACGTCGCGGTACGGGTGGGCGGCCATGTGCGTGCGCAGATCCTTGATGGCGTCACCGACCGCGTCGAAGAATCCGGCGGCGATAATGAGCAGGAACAGGCCGGCGTGCAGGAAGTCTTGCGGGATCATTGCCGCGCGTTCCATAATTCGACGGCCTCTTCTATCGTATATCTGTAACCCGTTGCTGACCCACAGCCGACCTCATTCCAATCACATACTACCTGATATTGTATTGGATTATCGTAATCACCATCTTTCTCAATTGAGTCAACAACAACCGGCGCGCTGCTGCTACCACAGAACGGGCACGGCTTCAATTCGTTTTTCATCTTCTCTCGGCCTCCTCGCCGTTGAGCCATCGCGCCACTGCGTCGATCTTGTCGGCCTGCATGGTCAGCGCCTGCCGTAGCGACGACAGCCCGCCGATCTCGGCTACCTCGTGAATCAGCTCGCGCAGGTCAAAATCGACGCGCAGCAACGTAGCCAGCGCGTTGGCGCGGCCGTCTTGATCTGTTTTCTTTTTCATCTTTTCTCGGCCTCCTCGCCGTTGACCACCTCGCGCCACTCACACAACAGCGCATGCGCGGTGATCTGGTTAATCCCCCGGTGCGGATCGATCGCCCTGAGCAGGCAGGCCATCACCACCCGGCGCGGCAACATCTGCGCCAGCCATGCCGCCCAATCGCTCATCTGGCCTCCATCAGCGTGCGGGCGCGCTCCTCGAACAGCCGATTCTCGGCGGCCATCAGCTCCCGCAGCTCCCGGTAGACGCCATAGGCGCAGGCGCGGACGATGTACTCATGCATCCGGCGGGCCTGCGCCCGGCACCATGCGCTGTCCTGGAGCAGCTCATCCGGCACTACGGCGGGCCGCAGCCGGAAATCGTCTGCGTGCGCCTCGTCGGCCAGCGGGATGGCGTTGGGCGAGGAGGGATGCACCTTCAGCTCGACGGCCTTGACCGGGCGCGGATTAGCGGGCTGCTTGGGCTTGGCCTGCCTGCCGTTGGCTCGATTATACGCAAGCAGCGCCACGGACATCTTGTGGCGGTGGGCCGCCTTGTGCATCTCGAGATCAGGCCATATATCATCAACGGTCATCTTGAGCGCGGCGGCTACCTTCTCGGCCGTATTCTTTTGCGGCATCGGATGACGGCCAGAACACAGCGCGCCGATGGTGCTGCACGACATGCCGGATTTTTGCGCAAAAGATGCAATCGTCAAATTGCGCTCGGCAAGTATAGACTTCAAATTGGACACTATCACGCTTCCTCCTTACGCTTCTGTAATTCGTCCCGCCAATGTTGTAATTCCGGCTGGTCCAGGTGGTAGTTCAGCGCCCGCGCGGAGATGCCCAGCAGCCGGGCGGCCTCGACCTGCACCCCGCCGGTCTCCAGCATCGCCTCGTCCATCATCTCCATCAGCGTGCGCCGCACCTTGCCGTCTCGGTTCAGCTCATTCATGCGCAGCGGGATACTCTTGTTGGTCGATAGCGTCTTGCCGCGGGCCGCGTCACGGATGGAGAAGCGCTCCCGCACAGCGGCCAACGCCTGCGCTCTACTTTCGGCGGTGACGATGATCACCCCGTGCTCGCGGTCGCAGTATTCGAAAAACGATGACCGCCACAGCGTCAGCAGGCTGTCGATGCCGTCCGGCCAGAACGGGATCACCTCGTATTGTGTCTTTTTATCGCAGACCATCTCAAGCCCTATCCATTGCATGCAGCCCTCCGGTGCATCATTCCACCACCACCCGCACGATGACCTTCGCCCCGTCCGGAATGTCCGTGACCGCATCCACGGCCAACGGCGCATCGACGTGACCGGTGGGGAGCGCGGTGAAGCCGCCGGACTCCTCGCGCCGGTTGGCCTGCACGCCCTCCACTGCCAGTATCAGCCCTTCGCCGGGTGCGATGCAGTTGAACACCGCACCGGCCAGCGTCAGACCGTCGCCGGTCTTGGCCTCATTGTTCTGCTCGGCGGCGATGTACAGCAGATGGTCATACGGGAATCTGTTGCAGGTGTATACATCGAACTCACCGGCGAAGTCATCGACATAGGCCAGATTCGCTGGGTAGTGCAGGTCAAAGCCGATGCTATGCACGGCCAGCCCTTGAGTATCGGCCAGCAGTGTGACGTTCAGCACATCGCCCACCTTTTTGCGGATGGTTGGCACCGGCGAGGTAAGGCCGAATAGCTGTTTGAGTGTGTTCATTTGTATCTCCTATCGATTTCCAAGTTTTGTGCGCAGCAGCTCCAAATCCACCACATCAATCTTCCGGCTCCCGTCCAGGTCAGCCGCCGCCCGCCATCCGGCATACCACGGCAGTGCCCCGTATGAAGCGCGGATCCATTCGCCATCGGTCACGCTCACCCGCCCGTCGCCGTCCACGTCGCCCACCAGTTGCGGCGCCGGCGAGAACACGGCCACCACCTTGTTGCTGTGCTCCGATTCGTTGCCCGCCCCATCTGTCGCGGTCAGGGTAAAGCCGATGCGCTCGTATTGCCAGCGCACATCGAGTGCAAGCTCGGCATAGGTGCCCGGGTGCGGCACGGTCAGCGCAGCGGTGGCGGTATCGCCGCGCCATGTGTAGACGGTGTAATGGGCCATGTCCGCCTCATCGTTGGGCGTCCATGTGAGCATAGCGGTCGCGCCCGTGCGGTCGAACAGCACCAGCTCTTGCGATAGAGTGATATGCACCAGCAGGATAAGCGCAATAGCAATGCCGATGCAGGTAAGTACCAGCTTTTCTTTTACGGTCATTACATTCATACTACACTCCTTCTGGGCGGGGTTCAAGGGTGGAGCGCCAATCGTCGGCGGTGTTGCTGGAAAGCAACGGCGTTGCTTCTTCTATCTTCTTCCCGGCGCCGACTCCTCCCCAGATCCCGTGAATAATGCCGTCATTTATTGGCTTATCTTCGTACCACCACCAATCGCCGTTGAAGTCTTGCGCCAGCCAGTTCGCCCACTCCGGCGCGTCGTCCCAGCTCGGCTTGCCGTTCATTACATCCATCTTTTCCTCCTTAAACGTTGCTCCACCGTCTCCGGCGGCGTGTAGCCGATTTCGGCCTGCACGCCCACACTCAGCCCGGCGTCGCCGTCGCCCACGTCGTACCCCTCCTCGTCATAACGCGGCTCGACGTTGCGCCAGCCGTGCCCGGTCGGGTCGGCGAAGCGCCGCTCCAGCCGGTCAAGCTCGGCGGCGGCCCAGTCCAGCTGGGCGGCGATGGTGTACGGCCGGCCGGGCACACCGGCAGCGGCCATGCGTTCATTTATGGTCATTTTTTTTCTCCAGTTCTTTGATGCGCTTGTGCAGCGCGGAAACATGATCCAGATGCTCGGACTGCAACGCCACGTTGCGCTCCTGCGCGGCGGCGAGCTGCGCCTCAAGGTCGGCAATGCGGAAGCGCTGTTCCATCCGGTCCAGCTCGGCGGCGGCCCAGTCCAGCTGGGCGGCGATAGTGTATGGCCTGCCGGGGATGCCGGCGGCGGTCATTCTCTCGTTAATTGTCATGGTCGGCCTCCTGTTCGGGCGGCATTAATTCCTCAATCCTTTTTGCCGCCCATTCTTGGTCTGCCGCCGAATGAGCGTAGGCAACTGCTAATTCACACGTATAATACAGGTCATCGTTCAATACGCGCTCCCGATCCTGCGCGGCGGAAAGCTGCGCCTCAAGCTCACGGATGTGGCTCTGGAACAGAGCGCACGCGCGCGACTCATCGGCAATGCGCAATTCAAGCTCTTCAATCCGCGCATCCAGACGCTTGCAGTCCTCGCCGTAGTCCATACGGCGCTCTGCAATTTCGGCCTCAAGCTCGCGGATGCGGGCGG